TTTTTTTTAGAAGTTTAGAATTGCGTAATCAATTGCTACTTCCATTGTAATTTCTACTGCTTGATCTACAGTATCGTAACTATAATCACCAAATGAAGCATTTGAAATTAAAGCGCCTTTTAAAATCCATTCAGATACTACATCACCAACAGGACCTAATACGTTAAATGTTAAATCTTTCTTGTAGAAATCTGAATAACCATCTCTACCAGTAACTGATTCGTGGTGTAAACGTACCCATTCCATTACTGCTTGAGCACCAGAAGGTGTAATTGGGTCAAATAAGGTAAACGTTACGTTATTCCATACTGTTTTACCTTTAACTTTACGTTGAACATTAATATGATTTAATTCAACAACACCTTGTGTTAGAGATACAGCACTTATACCTTTAACCATAAATGTTGGAAAACCATCCATATACATTACAAACCTATTCGTTTGTTTTGGTTCAAACGCTGTGAAAAATATTTCGTTGGGATCTAATACTGCCATTTTACTGTTTCTATTTTATTATAAATATTTAGGCTTCCTACTTTTACGCTGGGAATGTTGCTCCCGTTGGTAATACATTAAAGTCTAAGATTATGAATTCAGCAGTTTTAGTTGGTTGGAGGAAAATTTGTCCTACCATTTGATTTCTATCAATCACGTCTGGGGTGTTGTTAGAATCATCCATTACTACTTTAAACGCATATAAACCTTGTCTTTGTTGAACACTTTCTAAGTAAGGATTTACTTGAGCTAAGAAATTATTTCTAGTAGCTGCTGTGTTTTGTTCAAATACTAAAGTTTGTGAAATTTGACCTATGTATGATTTAAGAGCGATTAATAATCTTCTTACATTTACTCTATCTAAAGCAGAAGCTTGAGTTTGTAGAGTTTTCTGACCGTATACTACAGTTCCAACACCTGGGAATGAGGCAATTGGGTTAACTTTAGCATTGTATAAAGTATCTCTGTTTGCTTGAGATAATTTTCTTTCTGGTCTAATTACTGTAGATAAACCACCTCTATTAATACCTGCCGGAGCGAACCATGGTTCAGAGCTATTGTCGTTAAACGCGTAAACCCCAGGAATCATTGTCGAAGCTGGTACCCATACGTTATCACCTGTATCTGGATCTGAGGTTTGTAACCAAGGCCAGTACATAGCACCGTATGATGAGTTAATTGTTCCTGCTTCTTCAACTGGGCTATCTGTACCAGTAATAGCTGAACCGTATTGTGAAGGGTCAATTATATAAATAGCATCTCCTCTACTTTGAACATTGTTAATTGCTGTTGTAATTGGACTAGCATGTTCACTTCTTAAAAGACCAGGAGTAGTTAATACATTAAATTGGTAGTCATCTTGATTAGCTAATAAATTTAACATATTAGTATAATCACTACCAATTAAACCTTGAGTTACTTTATTTGTTCCATTACCAATATTTTGATACATATTATTAGCTTCTTGAGCGTTAATAACAGTACCAATACCACCACCAAAAGCACCACCTAGAGATCCAGAACCGGCTGCTGGGATATAACCTGTGTATTCAGATTTAGCTTGACCAGCATTATCGAAATAATTAGGAGTTTTAGATGTTACAGATTTTACTCTTACGTATCTAGAAGCATTAGGGTATGAACCTGAAACTATTTTTACATAGTTTTCAGTAGAATCGTATCCATACTTGTAATCACCAATTACTCTAGCAACGTAGTTATCTTGAGTTGGGTCTAATGATAAACCTGTAAATGTTTCTAAAACAACTTTATTATTTTCGTTATCATTTCCTCTTCTAATTAATAAATCAAAAGTACCATTAGCTGATGATGAAGCTGCTACTTCCCATCTAATATTATCGGCACTACCTGAAGCTAGGGCTCCGTTAGATAATAAAGTTCCGTTGTTATTAAAAATAATACCTTTATCAATAGCTTCTAATGTAAATGCTACAGCATTATTTACGTTGGCATTAGCTAATGTTACTACTAAATCAGCATCTGAGGTACCTATAAGAGCTTTAGCTACTGTTAATGTATCTCCTACTTCATATCCTGAGCCTGCATCTTCAACAGTTATGCTAGTAGGTTCAACTAATAAATCACCAGAAGCTAATACAATTGTTATATCTGTAGTACCTCCAATAACCGAAAGAGGAATTTTTAAGATATCAGAAGCAGCGTATCCTAAACCTACTTCAGTAACTGTAATAGAGCTTACGGTATTGCCTGATACTACTACTGTTGCTGATGCTCCAGTACCACTACCACCATTTAAGTCTACACCTACGTAAGTGGAATCATTTGCATCACTACTATTTATAGTAATGGATGATAATAAAGCATCGGTTGCATTTGATAACTTACCGTTAGTTGTAGAAGTAGTAACATTTAGAGTAATACCAGTACCTGTCCCACTAGTAGTAGTAGCTACATCACTAAAAGTACCCGCTGTCCCTAATGTACCACCACTAGTATAAGAACTAAGTAGATTAGTACCTGAGTCTACTCCTCCATCTTCTATTCCACTAGTATTTACAGATGCAGTAGCATACCCCCAATTTGAGGAACCTGATACTACTCTGGTTACTAATAAAGTGTTACCTCCGTTTTGGAAGTAATTATAAGCTTGGATTGAAGTTAAAAATGAATATTCTTCACTAGCACTTAAAAAAGTTGTACCAAAACGATTTTGATAATCAGAATATGAAGTAACGACTGTAGGTATTTCTACAGGTCCTTTGACTGTGGGACCCACTACAGCAGCCCCTACTTGTACAGGCTGTTGTGTGATAAAGGATTGATCATTTTCCCTTTGTAATACACCCGGTGAAATTAAAGTTTCTGCCATTGCTAAATTAATTGAATGTTTTATTATAAATATTTAGAAAAACCTCAAAAATTAGCTATTTT